TCTTTTTTCTTTTTGTAAAATGTATAATGTTTGATTATCCATAACACCTCCTAATTAAAGTTAGTGCGTTTCTTCAGTTAATACTTACTTCCAACTCAAGGAGTCAAACGAATTATATTTTTTTTATTAATCTATATGCTGCATAAACACCTAAACCAAATATAATATAAAGTATTCCATCAAACCAAGATATATTATGTATTGTATTAATTAATTCAGGTGTTATATTCATTTCTTTTTCTTTCTTTTAAATGTTCTTACATTTGTTGGTTTACCACCTACACCTTGAGCTTTCATTCTTTTTCTTTTTACTGCACTTGTTATTTGAGATTTACTCATTCTATTAGCAGTAGCTCTTGGTACACATTTAGGATATTTTCTTTTACTACCTTTTGTAGTTGCTCTACCACAAGATTGAAACTTACCTTTTTTCTTGGGTGCTCCTATATCTACCCAATCACCTTTAGGTCCTTTGCCAAACCATGCTGTAAGTCCACCTTTAGGTTTAGCCATTACGAACTCCTATATCCACCACCACGTTTCTTATAGGTGCGAACTAACCAAGCATTAGCATATGCACTTGGGTAAACATCAAACTTTCTTTTAGCTTCAGATTTTACTCTAGCATATAAAGAAGGGTTAGTGGGTTTAGCACCACTCTTTTTAGTTTTCTTTTTAGCAGCCATTATTTAACTCTTCCACCTTTAGCTCTGTACTTAGATGTTTTACCACCACCCATACGACTGACTACTCCACCTTTAGCTTTATACTTAGATGTTTTGCCTCCAGCCATTTTTTTAACAATACCACCTTTGGCTTTGTATTTAGAGGTCTTTTTAAAACCTATCATACCTCCACCCATTTTACTTACTGTGCCACCTTTAGCTCTGTACTTAGATGTTTTACCACCACCCATACGTTTTACCATGCCACCTTTAGCTCTGTATTTACTTGTTTTTCCTGCCACGTTTTTTCTCCTGTTTATATAAGTTATCAAAAGTTGTGTGAGCATCTGTATAACTATCATGTATTTCTGCTGAATGAATATACTGACTTGGTATGAAATCCGGTGGACCTTCACCTGTCACCCATAAAGCAGGATTAGTTACTCTAACTCTGTTATTAGGTAATGCCACGATATTACCTGTCCATTTATCTGCATCTATTAATTGCAGTACGTGACTTTGTTTGTGTTGAGCTGGGTCATCACTTATATAACTATCAGTATAATCAACAGTAAACATATAACGACCTTTGTAAAACTCACCACCTATTTTACAGTACCAAGGACTAGAACTTATTCTATCCATCACTATTATAGAATGACCTCTAGAGGAACAGTCCCAAGGTTGTGCTAAATGAGTATCCATTCTTTCTGGCATCTCTTCTAGTGGTTCATCTGCCACCAAACTTGTGATTGGCATTCGTGCCCACATTGCACCACCGGTTACGTTTTCTTCTTCATTAACTCCAGTAAAAACTACCTGGAAACTTAAACATCTGTCTGGTAAAGTATTGACCGCAATCGCTAGTCCATGTAAATACTCACCATGATACATTTCGTGATTGTGTGTAAACTCTTTTCTCACCCAACATTTGAAATGTGGTATATTACTTATTAAATATGAAATTTAGCATCTCCATCTACGTCTCGCTTGTCTTAATCGTGAATTAGGGTTTTTGGCTGCCTTTGGGAATTTTTTCATTTGTCCTGCTGACCTTGCACAAAAACTTTTTCTTCTTGCTGCTCTTTTACCTTTTGGATTCTTTTCAGTAACTGCAGTCTGAAGCTTGCTTCCTGGATTTTGCCTCCTATATTTTGCGACACCTTTTGCTGTAAGACCTGCTCCTTGCTTAGTGGGTCTTTTGTCGCCACTCTTAATAGACATGCCTTTCATGCCTTTGCCCTTTTTCTTTTTCTCCTTGGGCATTTACTTTTCTATATCAAAAGGTTCACCTTGTGGATATTCAACATCTGATACAGCTTCGATTGGTCCCTTTGTCTGAGGTCCAGTTCTTGCTTTACCATAACCTTGTCCAGTTGGTCTACCTACAATATTATTTAAATCATACTTTTTGATGGTTCTACCTTGACCACCTTCTATAATTGTTTTTCCTATAAACTGTCCCATTATTTATCCTTTCTCATAATATGAAGCAACTAAATCATTACCATTAATTATGCCACCTCTAGATTTTTTAATTAGTCCACCTCTTTTAAAAGGTTGTTTTTTTTCTATTTGTTTATTAAATTCTTTTCTAAATTGTTTTTTAGTTAATACCACATCCGGTGCAGTTCTTTTTGCTATAGCTCTTACAACATTTCCTATTGGATTAGGAATTTTACGTTTTTTAAATCTTTTTTCTAATTCTTTTTTAGTGTCTTTGGGTACTTCTTTTCCTTTAAAATCTCTAGTATAAAATTTTTCTTTATATGCTGCGAATGAATCTTCAAAATCAGGAGCTCCTTTTTTAGATTTTACAATATTGTCTGCTGAACCTTTTAACTTTTTTTCAGCCATTAGTTACCTCCTTTATCATAAAAAGATTGTATAAATTTATTACCATCAGAAAAGTTTTTAGTGCTACCACCATATAG